CACAGAAGATAGACTCCCAGAGACCGCGGCGGCTAAAGCGACATCAGGCGACCAATATTTCACAAGATCAAACTTGCGACTTACTGGCTGCATGGTACGCCAGGCCATTACGGTATTACGGGAAGCCACTCTTCGATAAACGGGGTTTCCTCGTTCATCTTGTGATCTGACTGTATCGTAATGTGTAAACGTGTGTCTTGAGGCTTCGGCTTCGGGATCATGTAGCACGGAATCTCCGAGGGAGACGGGACCGAAGTTCCGCCAGCCGACTGGGATTTGATCGATGCAAAATCGCCAAGCTGCACGGAGCATCCTGAGATCAGGATCAACGCGCCGCAGGCCGTTAGCCAAGACAACCCATTTCTGTGGTTCATCAGGTATTTCCTTCAAATAGTGGGGCCTCACGGCCTGACCTTCGAAGAAATCACCACCACAGCTTTCCCTAAATGGACCTTCACAGAAGGTCTTCTTTTCATTAGGAGTAAACCCAAAAAAGCGTAGAGCAGCGAGAACATCAGCAGACCTATTTTGGTCCACGATAATGTCATCACCGAACGCATAAGAGTTAGAACAACCCAATGCCGCACACAGAGAACGGAAGAGAATAGTCTCTAGTTCGAATGTGAAGCCATTTCCCATCGAGGAGAACTTTTCAAGATGAACAGTTTTTCCTTCAATAAGAGTGGATTTTGCACGGAGGGAATCTAGCAACGCGTACCAATCATCAGGAAGCAGCAACTTTATGAGCTTGCGTGCGACTGTATCGGAGGCGTTACTCAAGTCAATGGTAGCTAATGCCATCTCACCTGTCGAGCCTGCTTTCGCAAGGTCTCTATGGATGTTTTGGGCGTGAGCCAAATCGACTTGGTATGCTTTCAGGTATAATCTTTTCATCCTTTTCCCAACAGCAAGCTGAAGGAAAACGGACAATGACGCCTCAATACAGCATCCACGATCTTTTTGACTGTCTTTCGGGACAGTGAAGAATCTATTAGCCCTAACGGGTGTTATAGTCTTCTCAAGAATCGTACGTTTGTACATGAGGTTCAAAGGATTATCTACCGCATACGAGGTAGGGGGTGATGACATCTTGTCAGGTATTGTTATAAGTTTACCTGTATCGGACAACGTGGAACCTTTTGAAAAGATGGGCTCCAGCATAAAGCTGACGCGACCTAGTACACGCTTAATCTCTTTTCGCCATAAACTGATGAAGTCTAGGACGTGTATATCAGAGGGCTCAAAAGGCCCTTGGTTATTGATATACCGATCTAACCGAGCATTAGTGCTCGCACATTGGGCTTCACATTCCCAAAAGGTGCGAACTGCCGCGCCT